ATGGCCTCTGCAAAACTTTCTGATCTTAAAATTAAAGCACTGAAACCTAAAGAAAAAGTCTACAGAATATTAGATGCAGATAGACTTTACATAGAAGTTCGCCCTTCAGGAGCTAAAGTTTGGCGGTTTAAGTTTGTTTTTAATGGTAAAGAATCTTCTATGAGTCTTGGCGAATACCCAGCTATTACTTTGGCAGACGCTAGAATCTTAAAGGATGAAATGCGAGCAAAATTAGCCAAAGGCATACACCCAGTAGAAGATAGACAAAATAATAAGGCCAAGGCATTAGAAGAAGGAAAAAATACATTCAACGCTATTGCAGCCGAATTTAAAGAAAAACGTATGACGTTGAAGTCTGAAATTTATCAAGAGAAGTTCGATACTGCTTTAGAAAAAGATATATGCCCAGTTATTGGCAAAAAAAATATTAAAGATGTGACTGCGGCTGACGTATTGAAGATTTTAAATAATACGATTAATCGTGTTACTAAAGAAACCAATGGAAAAATGACGGGTGAATCTGCTGCTTTACAAAATCGAAGATTCATTGGTGCTGTAACCCGTTATGCAATTGCCACATTGCGACTAGAGAATGACCCGACTTATGCTGTACGCGATGTTATCAAGCGACCTCGTGTAAAACATGCAAGAGCCTTAACTAAAGAAGAAAGAAAAAAGGCAAGAACTCAATTGCCTAAATACAATGGAACAGAGACTGTTAAGAATGCTGGCTTCATTCTCTTATATACAATGCTTCGGGCAATTGAAATTAGAAAAATGCAATGGAAATGGGTCGAATTTGATACACGACTTATTAGATTTCCAGAAGAGGCAATGAAAAAATCCAGAATCCATATTCTCCCTATATCTGACCAAGTATATGAAGTACTTAAGCGTCAATATACAATCTCTGGTGATAGCGAATTAGTTTTCCCTGCTATTTTCAGTAAGAAAAATGATGGCATGTTAGCTAAAGAAACGCTTAACAGTATGCTTGAATATATTGGCTTAAAAGGCGTGACCACTCATGATTTTAGGGCTACAGCTTCTACCCTACTATATGAAAAGGGCTATGAGGAAGCTTGGGTAGAAAAACAGCTTGCTCATGCTGAATCTAACAAGACAAAAGCATCGTACGACCATTCGCAGCACTTAGAGGCTAGACGAAAAATGATGCAAGACTGGGCAGATATTGTAGATAGCTGGAAAGACTAATAATTTTGCTTCTTATCAAAGGTCCATCTTTTGCCATTGTAAGACACAGTGCCATCTAAATTAATTGGCAACTCTTTTAATGAATAGTCATAGATTTTAAGAACATTCCCGTACTTATCTAAATCAGCGGGTAGATTGCAAGTATTCTCCATTCTGCCCGCTTCCGAAACCATGATCATGACTTGCGACATCACAAAGCTCTCACACAAATCGAGACATTCACATTACTATTAATTGTGTGAGCTGTGCAACCTGAGAAGATTAAACACAGCAATGTGATGATAGATGCAACTTTGGTACGTTTGCACATATAAGTTACTTCTTTAAAAAGAGTGCTCGTTCTGCTTCTCGGCGACGAACTAGGCCCTTCATAACCTTGCCACCTGCTTTGTTCCAAACTAGGAATTGATCGGCAGCGCCTTGGTAGTCGCCTTTATTAAGCAACTTGAGCAATGTTGAGCCCTTAAAAGCACCTGAACCAATGTTGTAGGTCAAAGAGACTAATGCATCAAATTGATTTTGAGTTATGGGAACTGTCACAGATTCATTTACAGTCTTTTCAAATTTAGCTAAGTCGTGTTTAAAATAGGCTTTAGCTTGCTCAGGTGTGCAAATGTCACCTTGCTTAACCTTCACACCATTTGGATAAATTGTCGTGCCAGTACCAATGGTCCAGACTCCCACCCCATCGTCATAAGCTTTGAATCTTGTGCCTTCAAATCCTGAGATTAGATCTACACCAACATCACTTGTAGTCTTTCCACCTGGTGCAAGTTTATCGACCACCTTATTTAGTTCGTCTACTTGTGCTTGTGTAAGCTTGCCGCCTGCGATAACTCGAGCAGCATCAAAGAATGGTTTAGTTGTCATTGGATTCACCTTTCTTTTTCTCTAATTCAGAGCTACCAAAATAAAATCCGCATGCAGTTGTCATAGCCCCTGCAATAAAACCCAATGCCGTATTAATCAGATTGCTATTTTCACGTGGCATATCCACAAAAAATAAAGCAATCACTAAAACAAACATCAGTCCCACTAATGCGAAAGCTAGATAAGCTCTTGTGTTTTCACTATTCATCGTCCTGCTTCCTCTAACCGTGATACTTTCTCTTTAATTAAAGATTGATCTTGGCTTAATTGAATAATTGAAGATCCAACCCAAGCGCACAGCGAAAATACGATTCCTGCAAAGATGCCAAGCAGTACACGCAATACAGAAAGACCGCCATCTTGCGAAGCTGTACGATTTTCCAAATTCGCAACTTTGATATCTAATGTATCGATGTCCTTTTTGTTCTGTTCGCTAGTCTCTTTGTGCGCTTCATTAATGAAAGTCAGTCGAGTAACATGATCTGACAACATGCGGATATCACTCTGAATGGAGTCGATTTTCTTTTCAAATCTCAACCCGTATGATTCATTTTCAGTCATGCCTTCCCCCTTTCGTTTAGGCAATAAAAAAGCACCCGAATTAGGTGCTATAAAATGTCTCGTTAATATTAAAAACTGATCTTATCTACTTCAGCTTTCGTTTTAGCCAGCGCAATACTCTCTCTAGCTTTTCTGCTTCTTGCATGACACATAGATACATGCTCTGCCAATGCTTGTCTTAACTTTTTTAATTCCTCCCCTGATAATGTGATAACGGTATTGTTGAATAATGTCCATTCAACCTCTACGCCTAATGCACTTGCTGCAATAATGCGGCTCTGAGACTTTTCATCTGAATCAAATTTATATCCATTAAAAGAAAAACCACCGAATTCGGTGGTTTCTCTAATTTGTTTTATTTCAAACCATTTTTGCTCCTTAACTTGATCTAGGGAACGAGGATCTATCCATTCTTTTTTTTGAAAATCAAATAAGTGATGGGCAGAAGGTTGAAGAGGCATTTCTACCCATTCTCCCTTATCGTGATACATATTTGCTGAAGGTGGATCATCAACGGCAAAGCATTCATCCGGTGTATTTAATCTAACCGTTTGCTCATTGCCAGAAATTTGAAATAACAATTCACCATCTTTTGAAACTATCGCTGTCATTTTTTCAACTCAATTACAGTTAATGTTCTACTCGTTAATTCAAAAGGCAATGCAGCTTGAGTAGATGCATCTTTAAAGTATGAGGCTTTAACATTGCTTATCGATGTAGTGTTTCGACCAATTGCTACTCTGAGACTGTATTCAGCACTGCCTGAAAATGCATTATCAATAGTTGGGGGTAACGTATAAGAGCCACTGAAGTACAAAATATTATTTTGTGTATTGGATGGGGCAAAGTAATGCCGGGCAATCTCGGTTCCGTTTCTATAAACACCAACAATTAGGCTAATTAAAGAAGCCAAATCAGCTCTTGTGGTATTACCATTGATAGAGGTTAGAACTGTAAATTGCTTTAACATTATGCCCCCACTGATTAGAGCCTTTCCTCCAGATCGAGCCATAGTAACTGATGCAACTTTACCATTTGACCAAGTAAACCAAGCATTGATAGAAGATTCATCTACAAGCTGATTATCGAAATCAGGAATATTTGAGTTAGAAGGAAAAGTTACACCAATAGGTACAGTTACAGCTTCATCTTGAATTTTTAGGGTACTAATTGCACCATCATCAATATTTGCATTTTTAACTTTAATTGTACCTAAGTCAGCGCTGATAACGCTTAAGTTATCTGCCCAAATACGATTTGCATTGATATAGCCGAAGCTACCTGAATCCACATATAAGCCTCTTGGAATTACCGTTCCATTCGGAAGGGTTAATGGTGTATTTAACAGGGACATTATCGGCTTTGGAGTTACTCCATCGACTCCAACTGGTGCGCCAAACTGGATAGTATCGTAATTAAAAATGAATGTTGAAGTGGTACCATCATTCATTGAACCATGACCAGAAACATGGCCATTTACATCGAACTTAGTAAACTGCTGAGCATAGATGCCATCTACACTTTCACTGACATTTTGAATAGACGCACTATTCTCACCGACTTTAGTTTGCAACGTTTCCGTTACTTTTATTGTTGAAGAAATAGCACTTGAATTTGCCTCGAGCTGGCGCTTGAATACGGCATTGTTCTCATTCATCTGAGCAGAAAGCTGTTCAGTAAGTTTAGCTTGAGCCAAATCGCCTTCAATACGTGCAGATTGCTCTGACCATACGCCTGCATAACCTCCTTCATTTCCGATTAAGTCAGATTCTGACCCGATCAACGGAGGATTGATTTGCGCGTAAACTCCATCAATCCTTGTAGTTTGGGCAATAACTTTGTCATCTACATTCTTAATATCAGACTTAACTTGCGTCAATTGTCCCGTTGAAGCTTTATCATCAAGCTCAAGATTAATTAAATCAATCGCTTCAGCATTTGCCGAAGACTGATCTACCGCGACTTGTGCAGATTGGCGTACCGTCGCTAAGGCACTGTCATTGCTAGCAATATAAGTATCAATCTTTTGAACTGTTACTTTGTCGCCCTCTATACGCGCTTGAACCTCTTGCTGAGCGTACGCACGTAAATCATTTACTTCAACAACGGTTGTATCAATGCGCTTACTAAGTGCCAAGTCTCCTTCGATCATTGCCGATTGAACAGACCATGTGCCAGCAAAACCTTGATCGTTACCAATTAGATCTGATTCAGAGCCAATCAATGCAGGATTCAGTTGTGCATACACACCATCTGTTTTTTCAGCAACTAATGAAAGATCATCTGCAACAACATGAATATCTTCCTGAACCGCCGCAAGACCATCATCACTTGATTTCTTGACCGTTTCTACAACTTCAAGAACACTTTCATCACCATCAATAATTTGCTGTGAAAGGCCATCTGAAGCTTGCTGAATAGCGTTTTGACGATCAATGACTTCTTGTGCAATCCGATCTTTCGTATTCTGAATATCTTGCTTAAGTGGACCTATTTCAGCATCAATAGTCTCAATATGATCAATCTTGGTTTTAAGATCCTGACTAAGTTGTGTTTCACTGATTTGATCGTTCAAGAGCTCAAGAACATCTGTTGCATCGGCAGAAGTTGTCGCATGAGTCCAGTCTGACCATGGCCCAATATTTCCAATCCTGTCGATCAACCGCCCCCGATAAAATTGAGTTAAGTTAGGCTGTAAGCCTTGAAACGTATGAGTCGTTGTTGGATAAGCGAATAAGCCTAATTGGGCAATGTTACTTGTGCCATCTGGCGATACTTGGATTTCAGTATAAGCCGTATCAAGTGCGCCAGTTGTAGGAAACCCCCAATTTAGGCGCATACCAAACAAAATACCTGTTGCTTGGATGAATGCTAAAGCAGGCGGTAAACCTTGCTTACCAGAGAGTTCAGTCAAAGTTGAATAAACTGGTAAAGAAGCGATCTCAAAAGCTGAAATTGCTGTTACACGCGCCTGATATTGACCAGCATAAATACCAGGAACTTCGACTGAATTATTGCCGGTTATTGGAAGCTTAATCCAGCTGCCGTCATCTTTACGCCACTCAACCTGATACTTTACAGCTCCTTTAGCCTGTGACCAGGACACAATCATTGTCGCCACATTGATACCCTGATCAATACGGCTTTCACTAGTAATTACGACATCAGTGACAGTATCCTGAATTGTTGGGTTCACAATCGAAATCGGAACCTCATCAAAATAAGCACCTTTATCGATCGCATCAAACTTGGCTGGGTTATATTGAAGTGCAGTCACTGAAAATTGATGATGCTCATCTTGGGTAATAGAAATCACTCGAAACTTCATTGTTGCCAAGTCTTGAGCATCCATTACCCACACGTTTTGAACTGCAATAGCATCAAACTCATGAGTTACTGTAACAACACGGCCTGAGATCGATTGAACTATTCGTGTTTGAGCTTTACCATCCTCGCCATTAATAATGAGTCGGTCACCAGCAACTGCCACAACATCATCACGATCTAGCGTAATGCTTTTACGATCAGCTGATATTTTAGATACACGTCCACCGTTTGCTCGACCAGCAAACAATGGATCTGCAATATCAATAACTCTTCCCGGCTGTGGAATATGGCCATCCAAACCAACTTTAAAACTAACGGTCCGAGTTTCTAATTGCTCAGACTTTAAAGCCCACCAGCCTGCTCGCTGCGCTTGCCCACGCGAAGTGCATCCCCAAGCATCAATTTCCAAAATACGAACTTGGCCAGCTTCAGTAATCGCCTTTTCATCACGAACAAATTCATATTCTGTTTTATAGTGATTCGCAGGATTATCCCAAGCAACTTTCACGACATTATGTCTATCTCGAGCACGGGTTCCCGCGTACTCAAAATTACCTTCAATAACATTGGCACGTGTATAAGTGAAATACGTATCTTGGGGAATATCCGCATCACAAATAATGCTATTGCCATCCCAAAACGTTATCGCACGGAATACACCAGCTAACTTAGTTAAAATCTCAAATGCACCTTCGGCACTCTGAAGATAAACATTACATGTAAAGCGTGGTTCTTGACCGCCTAATCCGTTCGGTACCATTTGGTCACAGTATTGTGCCAAGCGATATAAAGACCACTTATCAACCATGAGTGGGGTTAAACGATCACCCAGCGCATAGCGATCAACTGTACAGATGTCATAATAGATCCATGCTGGGTTATTGGAATAAGCCTCTTTGAAAGTACCGTCCCACATTCCAACATACTGACGTGTAACCGGATTATAATTTGTAGGGACTTTTAGGATTCTCCCCTTCGCATCCATTGCAACTTTAGCAACGTTTCCAAAAGTCTCAGCATCATACTGAAGACCCAATAATGCTGTATTTGGATAGCGTAATTTCGCATCAATGACTTCAGTCACTGCTTCAATATACATCTTGTCACTGACATACTCTGACATTGAATTAGGTGTAAGTCTGCGAACACGTATGAGCCAACCTGAGTCAGCTTGAGGCAAATCAATACGGTGAGCACGTTCATAATTAGCAGAAGTTTTATCTGAAATCTTCGTTTTTAAAACTTCAGTCCAGATCCCACCGTCAGTCTGCAAGTCAATTGCATATTCAATTGTTACACCTGATACATCACCATTTGTAGCATTCTGAGTACGCAAAGGACCCCATTTCAAGCGTAAGCGAACCGCATCAAGATCAAGATTACTAAAAGCTCGAACCCATGGCGTTTCAGACTTTAACTCCACATCGATGGCAGTTTCACTTTCTACTGCTGGAAAACCCTCAATGTATTCCTGATCATTGGTACCACTTCTAAAGTCAACTTTTACATTTTCAAAGTTAAGACTTCCATCTGCATTCTGAAGTTGAGTTTCTTCTAAATAAATTGACTGAAGCCCATTAGCTAAACCTTCAATCTCGCCTTCAGCTAAACCATATAGAACCTTGATAAAGGTTTTCGATTGAGCAGAATCTGGTGAAATGACAGGTTGCCGTTGTTTATTGCTGCCTTTTTTTGCGCCTACTACTGCATTCATAAGAAATCTCACGCAATAAAAAAGGCGCTAGAAAGCGCCTGTTAAATAATTAAAATTTACATCTGATCTTCAGGATATTGACCAGCACTGACAATAAATCCGCCAATTTCACGCTGACCATAAAGGACAGGTACAGGGTTCCCCTGCGCTACTGTGGTTACTGCACTACCAAAGCCTTTGTTGGCACGGTTGCCGTCTTGGTTTTGGTCTTGAGTATTATCAATTTTTGGCATGAGCATTGATGCAACCCCTCCCATAGCCATGCCAGCACCTGCACCTATCAATGCAACCTGAGCAGCCTGACCAATACCTGGTATAAATGAAGCAGCTATCAGAATCGCACCAAGTACAAGTTGCAAAATCCCATTATTGCCACCAGCCCCCATTACACGCGGGACGATATGAATAGTGTCTGCTTCAGTATTCATATCAAGCTGTTCTTCACCGATATTGTCACCAGTGATTAGGCGCTTAGTTTCATGATCGTAAATTGCTGGGCGTTTCTTGCCTCGCTTATTACTTGAGTTCTTTGATTTTAAAAATACGGCAAAGCGTAGGCCTTGCTCATGAGCATGCAACATAAAGTGTTCAAAGCCAGCGATCTGAACAGATAATGCACGCATGGCTTCACGTGTATTTGCGACATCGAGCTTAAATTCACGACCGAACTTTTGCCCCAAGATGCCGTACAGCTTAATTGTTTTTAACATCTCTATGCCTCAAGATTTTTACCGTTCTGGTTGACCATTGCGGTCCATAGATTTCACGTATAGATTTACGGCCGTGAAGCTGATGCAAAATTAATGTATTGCCAATACAAGGTTCGGTATCTTCGGACTTCAGCATTGCATTATCACCAAGCCAAATGATGCAATGATTTGGGTGTTCTGTTCGTGGTACTCGGCAAATCAACATATCTCCATATTGCGGAGTGTCCACTTCATAGAAACCAGCTTTCGGAAAATTATCAATCAATATTGACGGATGATCTTTGTCCTCCCACCAGCCATCTTTTCTTTCAAAGTCTGGCAACTTAATACCTAGCTCACGTTCATAAAAGTCACGGACTAGTGCATAACAGTCCTGATAAAGATGAATATAATTACGCCCCACTAAGGGGGCGCGATAACCACAAGGCTCGTAGACTTGAAAATCAAGATCCGGATAGGAACAAATTACCCAAGGCTTTTGATGTAACTCAATCTGAATTAAGTCTAGTTCCGAAGCTCTTGTTGTTCCATCAGGATGAGAGTGCACATAAGCTAATATCTCGCCCTGGTCTTCTGCTATAGCTAAATCTTCTGGATGGATTTCGAATTGATCAGAGTTTTTAGAAATATTGCGACAATGAATATATTCTTTACCAACTATCACGCCGCAGCATTCTTGTGGATAACATTCATCCGCATGTGCCATGATTGCTTTTTTAATTTTTGCCGTAAGTTTCATAAGACCTCACAATAAGCTTGAAGCCGGGAACCCACCAAATGGCAACGGTTTGTTTTCACCGAAGCGCAAGCGACAAGAACGTAAACGTCCACCGCATCGATCAAGTGCCGGATTATCAGTTGGCTCATCTTTATCAGTGAACATTGCTACACCTGTGTAACCACATTCCTCGCCCCGGTACTTCCCGACCATGCACCAATGACAAAGTGAAGTAATTTGTCGAACTGGGATTTTCAAACCCTCAAAATCGATTGGATTGGACAGCTCGAAAGTCACTTGTTGTGCATTTTCAGATGTCTTTTGCTCGATGTACCAGATTTGCTCTTTTGATTCATTCGATGCAGTTGGATTACCTGCTGTGAAGTTTTCAGCATCTAAGTATTTAGCAAGAGTGGTAATAACTTTAAGTTTTGCACCAGCAAAGTCTTTAAACTGCAAACAGTAAGCAGACACAGCATTTTGAATGCCGTTGATATTGTTGGCCATGCTTAAAGTTGGCGCTGAAGCTTTACCATCTGAACGCATTTCAAGCCCAGATACTTCCAAAGCCATTGGCTCAAATACTTGACCTTGCCAGATAATATTTCGGTTCCATACTTTTTGATCACCGGTATCAAAAACCTTACCAGTGCTTCCTGAATCTGCACCGATCAATCCTTCAGATCCGATCGATGAGTAAATTTTCTCCCAGTCTTGAAAAGCTATATGGCCATGAAAACGTAAAATGCCAGCACCTAAGCTGCTGGCATCTAGTTCATACAAATGGATTAATCCATCTACATAAAGCTTCTGGAAATCACTATTCAGGGTCATTTTCTGTCACCACTGGCATTTCGGGTACTGGTTTAGGAATTTCTTGCAAGCGAATATCGATCCAGCGACCCGTTGAAATATCAACTGGATTATCCAAATCAGCAATAATTGAAGCAGACTCAACATCAAACTTCTTTTTAAAAGTTTTGATTTCAATATCTTTATTTTCTAACTGCTGATAAATCACAGCAAAAAGAATGTTCCCGTTAGCATCTTTTGGCGTTTCGATATACCAACCTTCCGTTGCAAAACCTGAGCTGCCTTTAATTAAGTAATTGCCAACATCCTTTTTTTCAAAAGTAATAGACTGTTCTGCGGCTTCATCATTAAGTTCAATTTTTTCTGCAAATAATTTAACAATTGGAGATGCGGCTTTAATGAATCCATTCGAATCAACTGTCGTATTATGCTGATTCCATATCTTTGCTTCAGTTGACCAGCCTGACTCATTTTTAATACGTGCTTTTAACTTGGATAAATTCGCATCACCCATCGGCGCTCCTATTTGCCATTGATATGCATCTTGGTCTGAGTGCATGATATTTAAAAATGCACAATAAGGCATATTGATATCATTAAATGTATGAAATAAGCCAGACTGTTTTACATCGTTAGGTTGTGTAACTAAGCGCGATAAACCGCCCAATCCATAAGCACCAACTTCCATCAAATTGCCAGCAGCAGAGCCTACATAACGACTAGCAGCATGTGACCAGTTCGTAAAGTTTTCATTCATTTTTGCGCCAGTAGAGCGGAACGTATCACCGCCTGCGCCAGTAGGTGCCGTACCTAGATTTACTGTTTGAATCGTCATTTTCTTACTCGCATAAAAAAAGCCCCTAAATAGGGGCTTTAAAGGGGTTTAAATTAAGGGTAAAAAACTTGGGTGAAGGTGGTGGAGATTTGCCAAACATCACCACCTAAACAACGGGGTTGATATTCTCCAGCTTTAACTCTAACTTCACCGTCTAAAGGCGAATCCCAAAGAAACGAGTCAGCTCCTTTGTGGTCATCAAAGAATGCTTTGATTTGCATAATTTCGGCTTTATAAGCCGTTCTTTGATAAGTCCATTCACCAGATCGGTTATTGATACCTACAGCAATGTTTTGTTCATACCCATCACCAAATTTGCTTGATAACGTATTAAAGCGCTGAGTATTACTATTTCCGTCTAAGTCGCATTCGAAAGTGAATTTAAGGTTGCTCATGATTTTTTGACCACTCAACTTTCATACTTACCGGACTATCTTTAAAACGTTTTTTGCAACTTTCTAGATCCTTCGTATCTTGATCTGGAGCCAATAAACCTGCCCGCCTACTTTCACGAACTGCCCATTCTTTTAATTGCTTGTCCATTAAGTCAGCAATTTTAGTACTCTTAGATTGTTTTTTAAAAATGAGGGTGAATGACAATCCAAAGACGAAACCCGTTGCATATTCAATTAGATTAAAATCAATTAAATTTGCACTTATGTAGAAAACTACAGCAATCAATAAAGCAAGCAGAAAAGTCATAATGTACTTTTTCACTTTTGTACTCCCATTAAAAAACCCACTCTCCTGAGTGGGTTACTTTGATAATAAACCGCCTTGTCGCTGCTCTTGCCGGATAATCGTTCTTACCGCATTGCCGATCAATTGCCCAAGCTGCTTAGAGTCATTTTGGGTATCAGTTTTGCTTGATCCATCCGGAATAACTGTTACATAAACATTGATTGGAACTTGACTCGAACTGCTTTGTGTTTGATTTGAATTAATCGCATCAAATTGTCGTGCCTCCCGTCGGGCTGCTATAGCTTCACTAGTATTATTAGAAACATAACCTCCATTTGCATAACCACTTGGTTTACTTTGACGCATGCTTTCAACCACGCTAACACCACCCCAGCGTTTGATATCTTCTTGCGACCAAACAACCTCACCTTTATGCACAATCCCTGCTGGAGTGTGTTTAAGGCCATTACCGGTATAACCACCGTCTGAGAAACCAGCGATAGTTTGCGCTGCAATTAGGCCAACACTTGCATACCCCATTCCACGAACTAACGCTGCTGCTGGCACGCCAGCAATTGGCCCTAACTCTAATGCTTTTGTTGCTGCGAGTTCAGTACTTATTATCGCCTGACCAATTGCAATCGCCTGCTGCATTAAGAACATAGCTTTATATGCAGAACTTTGCTCACCAGCCGAGCTTTTAACCATCTCGGTCATACTGCTCCAAACTGTTGAAGCCTGTGACAATAGAGAACCATACAATTCAAGCTGAGTTTGATGCTGTGATTGCTGCAAATCTTGATATTTCTGTGCATATTCCTCTTGGATCTTGAATTTGTTCTCTTCATGGATCCTAACAGCATCTTCGATTCGCTTATTGTATTCAAGCTGATCAATTTCTTTCTGCTTGAGCTTCATTTTAGCTTCGTCACCTTTATTAATAAGAGTGGCGTCGTTTTCAGAAAGAGCATTTCTTTCTCCAAATTGTAAAGAAAGTCCAGCTCTTTGCCATATTGGTGCTGCTAAAATGTCTCGCTCCTGTTTTAGCTCCTGCAATGCCTTTAAATTGGCTTGATCATATGCAGATTGACGTGCAGCCTTTGTGAGGTTGATCAACTCCAACTCATGCTGATACTGCTGATCAAGATACTTAATAGCCTCGTCACGCTGATCTTTACTTAACTCAATATCATGAGCCGCATTAAATTTCTTACGGTCAAAACTATCCTTAAGCAATTGCTCTTCAGTCATGTTGAACTGTTTATAGTCATCAAGCTTTGTTTTAAGAGCTTGTTGAGCTATGGCAACATCGTTATCAGCACGGGCTTGCAATTCTGCTTTAATTTCAGCTTTGCGTTCTGGGGTAAAGTTGGCTTTATCAACATCTTCCAACTTCTTAGCAAGATCATTTCTGATCTTTGTCACTTCATTGGCTACATCGTTTTCCAATTGAAGGCGTAATTTAGCCTGTTCTTCTGCCATTTTGGTGGCATCTTGAATAAGCTTGTCAAAGTCTTTAGAGGTGATATCCCCAGCAGTATAGCCATTAATACCAGCCATATAGCCCTGAAAGTCTTTCCAGTATTGGTTGTTGTATTTGCCAATACCCTTACCCTTTTGAACATTACCTTCACCAGCATGATAAGCACGTACAGCCTTCTCCAAATCTCCCTTAAAGAGCTTTAATAGATAAGCCATGTACTTACCAGCACCCTCGGCAGATTGTGCTAAATCAGTACGGTCCTTCACGCCATATTGCTTAGCTGTGCCTTCCAGAAATTGGAATCCACCAGTTGCCCCAGTTGATTTGTTATAGGCCTTAGCATTACCGCGTGACTCAATCATATGAAGCGCTGACAATGTGCCGGCTGGCAAATTGTACTTTGATTCAATACTTGCAAATCCATATTTAGCAGCATTTGCCTGAACTTTGGCATTAACTGAAAGTACTTTTTGCTGTTTTTCAAGTTCACTTGTATGTTTACGTTCAGCAGCAGTCAGTGCATCCTTTTTTTCTTTAAGAGCATCTAAAGCTTTTTGGGCTTTAGCAATCTGGTCCATCTCCTCTTTAGTGATAATTGCTGTTGTACCAGAAGCAGCCACCGCCTGCTTTGCTTTCTGAAGTTCAAGTATCTTTTTAACAGTTTCTTCACTGTAGCCAAGATTTAAGAGAGCCAATTCTTCATTAGATTTCAGAACTTCCGCACGTAAGCTATCAAAATAACCTTTCTGAGCTTTTGCGGCTTTATCTGCAGCATTTGCGTTGCTATTTAATTCATCCGTATTACTTTTTAGTTGAACTGCAGCATTTTGGGCTTGGTTGCCCGCAAGTTGAACATTAACAGAAAATAATTTCAGCTTCTCCGCCGATAAACTAGCTTTAGATGAGTTTTCATCATATTGGGCAGCTTGCTTTTTCAGATTTTCATAGAGATCTGTAGGCAACTTAATTTTATTTAAGCGCTCAATGGCTTCCGAATAACTGATAGTTCCAGTTCTTGCATCTTGGGAAATCTTTTCAACTTCTTTATTCCCTCGTGCATAGTTTTCGATATCAATTAAAGCAGCACCGACCGCAAACGAGGATTTTTCTAATGCTTCATTTTGAGCCTTGAATGCAGTAGTTAAATCATTAACTGCTTTAGTTTTATCGTTGCCAGTTAATTTTTTTAGAGCCTCATCAGTTCTTTCAGCAACTTTTGCTTGTTCTTCGAGTCTTTGATTCGCTTTTGCTGCTTTATCCTAAAAATACATATAACCGGCAGCTAAAGCCATAATTCCAATTGTAATTGCACCTATTGGTCCACCCACCAGACCTAAAGCTCTACTACCCAAAGTAGCTACAGTTGTTAATCGTGATTGAGCTACTGAATAAGCTGTTGTCGCAATAGTTGCGTCTTTTACAGCAATATTATGGGCGATTTCAGCAGCGGTTAGTCTTTGAATCGCTGCAGCACGTGCATTGGCACTCAATGCTGCATTATATTCTGCTCGAGCTAATCCCAACTCAGTGAGAGTTAATGCAGCAGATTGTCTTGCTCGCATTGCTTCTACACCTAGTAACTGTACCTGAGATTGTGCCTCTGCAAAATTAGCCGCTCTTTGTTGAGCAGACGCGACGATACTAGCTTGAACGGCGACTGTTTTAGTTAAGATAGATTTTGTTATTAAGCCAATTCCAACAACTATTGCGCCATCAATGATGACATTCAGATTATTGCCAAGTAACTGAATACCACCAGCTAAAGTTTGTGCTGCTCCCGATCCTTTGCCTGCCTCACCTACAAATTTTGTAAGTTGATTATTCAGAAGGGTCAATGACTGCCCAATAGTGACATCTGTTTTAGCAAATAATGTATCAACATCATTCTGAACATTTTTAAGTGCTTTAACGATCTCCTGTGAAGTAATTTTTCCTTCAGCAGCAACAGAACGCAATTCACCAACTGTGATACCCATACCCTGCGCAATTGCTTTTGCTAAAGCTGGTGTTTGCTCCATTACAGAGTTCAGTTCTTCGCCACGCAAAGTGCCACTAGCCAAAGCCTGCCCGAACTGTACTAAAGCAGCATCTGCTGCTGACGCGCTAGCACCACTAATTGCCACTGCTTTTGAGACTGTTTCTGTTAATCGAGCAGTATCATCCATGGTCAAATTCAAGGTTTTCGCATTGTCACTAAAGCGCTGGTAAACCTGCAAAACTGAATCCCAAGCCGAATAAGTTTTTTGAGCAATATTGAAAGTATCTTCAGTAGCTTTATTCAGTTCTGTTTGGTTTTTGGTTACAAGCTTTAGGCGGTTTTGAAGTCCAGTGTAAGCATCCATTTTTGAAACAGCTTCGCCCGCAGTAACTAACCCAGCCATATAACCAGCAAGTGTTCGTGTTGCTACCGACAAGCCATCCATGGACTTAGAAGCGAACTCACCTTTTCTTTCTATACTATCGAGTTCGTTGCCTAAATTACGCGCATTACGTTCAGCATTTTTTGAATCTATGACAATTACTAAACGAGATTCTTGTGCCATCTTACTTTCCTCTAGGCAATAAAAAACCCGCTTTCGCGGGCTTTAATTAATTAGGTGTTATCTTAGGTTTTTTTCACAGTATGGAGATGCATTACTTAAGGATGGATCGGGAATATAAGTATACGTTGCTCCACCATAGTAATTAGCTCTTAACTCAAGCTTTGTACTAGTTTGCAATTTTATTGTTTGTTTCAAGCCAGATTGTAGAATAACTTCTGAGCCATTAATTTTTAGCTTCTCAAGTGAGTCATTGCCACCCCAGCTTGAACACATCAATCCAGTGCCATCCTTTTTAAATGCATATGTAACTGTGTACGGACCATTTACACCAGTCCAGAATCCATTTAACTCTGTTGATGTAGGTGTTGTTGCCATGTACTGATTATTTGTCATGTCAGAAGTTGCAGCGCAACCCGTAAGAGTAATAACCAAACTCATTAAAATAATTTTTTTCATATTCACAGCCTTGTTAAAATCAATATTAAGCAAACTTTAATCAATAATTTATTTTATTTATACATTTCTGAACAGCCAATATAATACTTGGCAGTAAATTCGTTAAGTTGTTCTTCTTTCACAGACGGGGTTGAGTAATTTGGTTGCGAATAAGCATCTTTAACAATCAATCTGATTATTTCTGCTCTTTGCTCATCTTTAATTATTGTGTTTACTGTTTCCAGACTAGAAAGAATAGGAACACCATTTTGTTTAGATGTCATAAAAGTTTGGGCTAGCTTAGCTAAATTTACACAATTTTCTTCATGCTGTTCTTTAGCTGATTTTTTATTAGGTGCAGAAAATACTGAGGTTGTAATAAATACAACTGAAATAAATAAAATAAAATTTTTCATGAAATACCCCTATGTTTAGGGGTAATTTAACAAACTGCTCATTAAATGTCACATGAAGAAAAACCCGCACTTGGCGGGTTCTTAATTCTTTTAAGCTTGCATCTCGTCTTCTTCGAATGGGAGCAAAGGCGTAATCTTTTGCTTCAGCTCCTCAACCTTACTTAATGCTTGAGGTTTGTACTGCTTACCAACCAAACATAATGTTCTTCCAGCATTTGAAGCAATTTCAGTAAACTTCTCAAACTCTAATACAGCTCTGTTGAATTGGTTCATTAATCCAAATGCTGTTTGTCGCAATGCTTTTTCACAGTTAATAAAATAACGTCTTGCAACCCGACCTTGTTCATTGTTTTCAACCATTGACAGCTCTTTAGCCATATCAATAGTTAATATGTATTCTCTTGAAGAACGCCCACCATTAGGTTTTTTGGGGTTTACCAAAAAACTAATATAGTCTTCATTTTCAATAAATTTATAGGTCTTAATCCGTTTTTTTATCCATGTGGCAAACATTTCCCCAGATTTAAGCCACTTATGCAATTCACGTGCATCAACAGAAGGCTGAACCTCTCCGCCAATATCTCTATCAACAACTGGAATTAAAGTTTCTTGGTTAATAAGCATATTCATGACATTAGCCCTCCATTGCCCTTAGAGATTTTGTTCTTATTACTTGCATCAAGAAGTGAGTCAGCGAACCCTTGCATATGGCTTATAGCTATAACTTGTTCGCTAAGCGATTGTATTAACCAGCCAACATCATTGAATGTTCCTAACGGTATTTCTTCATTTGCGTTGGCAAGCAATACACCAATAGCACTTAATCCCTTTAAAACTGGAAGGTTTGCATTTTCCGCAGCGCGCCCTACAGATTTTAGAAAATTTTCTTCATCTGCTGAAACAGAACCGTTTTGATCTGTTACCTTCTCAAGAATCTCAATAGGAATGGTTGGCAGTAGATCGGTAATATCTAGAACCTTGTCTTTATCAAATTCGAATGGTATATTTAACATAGTTATCTGTCCTCTGGGACACAGCTAAACCTTGTACAATCTTGGCGGATGGCAAGGTTTTTTTGTGCCTGTTAAATTTCATGCTTTCGCACTCTCTTTGCTTTGTAAAAATTGTTTAATCGCTTGGTTAACAACATAGGTCAATGAGCGATCTTCCTTTTCTGCAATTTCCTTCAATTTCAAATGATCAGTATCATCAAAAAATCGGATTTTTAATTGCTGTTGATTTTGCTTTGCCATAATAATCTCCACAATAGTACCAAGGAGGTACATTTATAATATGCACCTCCTTGCGACCATTGTCAAGTACCTCCATGGTACTTTATGATCAGTATTTCATTTTTGCGGTATATGGTTTATTTCAATGAGCGAGAATCAAAAAGACCCTCAATACAAACTAAGGTGGTCTGAAGAGTTACGTGACAAGGTGGCTGAATCTGCCAAAGCATATAAGCGCTCAATGAATGCAGACATTATTGCCCGTCTTGAAAGAAGCTTTGAGCAGGAATCAGACTTGTCACCGCTTAATATGCCCCCTGAAGAGTTAGAGGCACGTCTTACCAAAGTTCTAGAAGAACGTGAACAAAATAAAAATAAAGATGCAGAACTCAACATTGAGATTTCATCTGAATCTGAGAAAGACAAAAAGATTCAAAGCCTAGAAGAACAACTCGCTAATTCCATGAAAATGATGGAAATGATTACAGGCATGTTCGAGTCAATGCTTAATGGAACCCAAGATGAATATATGGATAAAGTTTTTAAGAAATATCCAAATGTTAAAAAGTTCTATAATAAGTCTTTAGAAGAGTCTAAAAAGTTAATTGATGATGAACTGGACAAAGATGACCCAGTTAAAGGCTCTTGGTAACCCCCCCATATATTAAAAGCACCTCACGGTGCTTTTTGGCGCAATAAAAAACCACCTAGGGTGGTTTTTAAAACATTAGTATATATCTAATGTGGATACACCTTGTATTCACGATCCAACCATAAAATATGGAAAATATCATTTTCGCGATAACCAACCATTGGAGCTAGTCCGTAAAACCTAAATGAAAGTATTGAGGCATCTTCTGGTACAACATTTGGCACAGCTACATTTAAACTTTTTCTTTCTATTTTCTCATAACCCAAACCATGTCTTGCTTCTTTTGCAATCGTTTTCCATGTCATTTCTCGTCTTTTAAAGATAGCATCAGCTAAAGCCTGCTTTTCTGCAGGCTGACAATTTGAATAACAGTGGTTTTTCTGAATATACTGCAAAGAGAAAATAATACAGCCCTCTTTTTTTGGAAGGCTGTCAGCAGCTTGTTGGGCAATATTTTTTGTTTTATGTGCAGTAGGCTTCTTTATTTTCATATAAAACCTTAATCTTAAGATTCTAATTGAGTTTCAAAGTAAGCCTTCATATCTTTAATAGAAATTTCATTGTTGCAACCTGGCTCATAGGCATTCTTCCATGGAGCCTCTTCGTGGGTCATATTGCGCAATCTCCATGCAGAGAATTGACCATAAGATTCAATTACCTCATCTAGAAGTTCGCGCTGTGCTTCACTTAGAATTTCTATATTAAAATCTTTTGGCGGAGTAACAATATCATTACCTGCAGCCTTGAAGTGATGATAAACAGATGGAACTACTGGGCCATGCAACCATGCCTCTATGCTCTCTGGGAATAATTCTTCATCAAACATTGCCAAATGAAAGCCCTGACAATAATAAACTAATTTTTGTAGTTTTAATGGAGTGATACCTTCACTGCCTTCAAAGCGATTTTCAAGCCAAAGTATGTAATTAGCCACGTCTAATGCTTTAATTGACATTTAATATCTCCAAAACAAACGGATGAGCAACCAGCCATCCTGAATGTTTTATTCAGATGTGCAAAACCCCTTGGGTTAGGCACAATCTGGATAATAGATGGCGTACAACCAAGGGGACTATGTAAAGTAAAATATTATATATTGACAATCCTGTCAATAAGGAATCTTTACTGGAATGTCAAGGGCATAGGCGTATTATGTAACATCAAGTGCGCTATATCACGTCGCAAAGTCTAAGTTATGTACCGTACGTCAGCATTTAAGTCTTCGTCGCTCGTTGCGTCGCCTTCTTATGCGCCTCATCCAAGAACATATCGTCAAGCGTAAAGATACAGTCATTAAAGATGTAACGCTCAACTGGTAAATCATATTGCTCAACATAAGCATTAATTGCGGAAATATCTAACGCTAGAGGAACACCTTGTTCATAGCGTCTAGATCGTGCAATAGTGTTATATGCGGATAGTATGACGTTGGCTACATACGAATAGTCAGGTTTAGTTAAAACCTTAGTGTTGTTGAGATTTAAAGCTTTTGCGACTGCGCTTTGCTTTTTACTGTAGTCGCTCGCTTCTTCTTCTGAGCCGAACTTTGTCCACTCGTAGAGGCTGACGACTTTCCCACCACTTCATCCTTGTAAGAATCTGCTTCTTTTTGGATGTTTTCTGCTTCTTGTCTCACAAACAACCAGATTGCTATGCCAAGATCACCTAGATTCAACAATTTAATTGCATTTTCCTGCGAATATTCTGGTTCATACACAATCAATTCTTGGTTTTCGGTTACTTCTTCAAAAACTACGCCTTTCCAGTCCTCAATTAAATGGCAGGCTGCAGCTTCAAGAAGCAATTCATGATAGAGCTTGTCATCTTTACTAGCTTTACTTACGTCATAACCTTTAGATGTGATTTGGTTATTTGCTCGTTCAAGAGCTACTTGATATGGTTTATATGCGATACCTCGTATCTTAAATTCAGCTAAAACATTGCCATCGCCATCAACATACTCCCGCCATTTGCTAACTGTTTTACTGGTCTGAATGCTTACTTTTAAAGCCATTTTAAACTCCAAAAAAAGCAGCCCTAAGGCTGCTATGAGATTAATATTTAAGGCGCAGGAACTGCTGCTGGTGTACGAGTAATTGTTGGTGCTACTTCTACGACTTTATATTCGAATGAAGCATTTAAAAGATCTGAATTACCACCACTAGGTAATGGTGCTGTAATTTCAGCTTTAGGAATAAAAATTTCGTAAGAATTACCTAAAGTGTCTGTAATAGGGACCTTCAATGAAATTGTAGTGTTCGTAAATTGTTTTTCGTACATGTCTGAAGTATTTCGTGACCATGCAGCAGTAAATGAACCTGTACCGGCTGCTAGTGTTTCTAAAATAGCTCGAGCATTGATTCCTTCACCTAAGCATTTTTGCAACTTCATAGTGTTATCCCATTTGAATGAGAATTGCGTCAAGCAAGAGATACCTGCTTGAGATACTCCATCCAGTAAGATTTCCCCAACCGATACATTAGAAAGCTTTGGACTATTATCAGCTGGAGTTACTGCACCAGCGGGTGATGTTGAAAAGTTAGTTCGACCTAAAGCCATTAGGCCAAATGCCATCGAAATTAAGCCTGCTTCAGGAATTTCAATACTAAAGGTATTTACATGACAACCACGGAAAACGTGGTAATCATTTACGTCTTCAAAGCCGCGAAGTACTGAAAATGTTTGGCGGAGTGCCCCACCAAAAGTAAGGACATTAGATGACCAACTATTAAAAGCTGCAGCAGCCATTAAGTCTTGTACAAGTTGGCTATATTTTGCCTCACACTTTAATTCACCGGCATATTCTGCGCCTGTAATCATTGATGAGCGAGCAATGCGCCCGCTAGTGATAGACTTTGACTCTTCTTTAGAAACTGTGGCATCTAAACCATTATCTGTAAATTCAAAGGTTGTTCGAGCAAACGGTGTCGGTGTAACACCTACCGTGGTTTCTCTTGCAATTTGTGTTAGCTGACGTGCACCACTCGACATGGCTTATTACTCCTAACTGTAGGCATAAAAAAAGCCACCCGAAGGTGGCCGTTAAATTACTGGCGAAAAAAAACCGCCCGAAGGCGGTATGTTTTGATGAGATAACTAGAGAATTCGTTACTATGCTTTTTGAAGGTCTTCTAATTGGCTTTCGTTAAATTTTTCGCCACATTTTTTACAAACCCAAGTTGGTGACTGACCTATGCATTCATAATTGAAGAGTTCAATATTTTTGTGTCTACATGGAGTTTCATCATCTGTTGCTTCAAATTCTAGAATCTCACCAGTAACAGTTTCAAAATAAATTTTTGACATATCAGTTCACCGTAAATCCAATTGTCACATTGTATTGTTGAAAGTCAGCATCTTTACCAGCATCAATCGATTGACCCTGAAAACATTCTAAATGCTCGAATCTGAAATATTCAAAATGGGAAAGTAACTCAACACTGAGCACAGTTATTTCCTGGTCTCCGGTATTCGGCCTTGCAAAGCATTGGATCAAAATATTACCTGTACGGCGAGTACAAGGCTTATCGGCTAATCCAGCAATGAAACTTGGCCCCCACTTAATTGACAAACTACACCATAAACCTTTATTTGGTACCGTAAAGCCTGGAGCATTTGGATATTTGATTCTCTCTTGAGAAATTCCTGTGAAGCTCATCATACGGTCGACTATTGCTTGTCTAGCTTCCTCTAAAGTCATTGCCATTTAGCCACCATACTTTTGAGTAATGTAAGTAAACGTTGTGCTATAGATGCCTAACGGCGCTTGATCGGACCAACCGTTCTCTAATCGCTCAGCATAGGGCTTGTTGTTTTGAATATAGATCAAACTACCAAGTTTAAATTTCACAGCTTGAATAGCGGCATCTTGCACAGCATTTGTAGAAGGTTCTCTTACCCCATAGTCGCCAGATCCTACAGAAACAATGTGAGAAGCCCGATAAGCTCCAGTATCAACTGGACTTGAAACGACAAGTGATTGCACCGTATCAATGGTGATTTTCTTCACATGTTCATCTGCCTGTTTCTCAACTTCAAAACTAAAGCTTGTTGGCTTTGCTCCCGTCCATCCCATGGTTTTTAACCTCACTTGCTTCAAACATTTCAAAAAGGTCTTGAGCGATCGCTTGAATCGAATACGCTTCAAACTCTACACTCGGCTCGCGCTCACCCATTCGCCGTTTCACAAACTGCCAAACATGAACTGCTTCATGTAAAAGTAGTCCATAAACTTGAATTTGATCTTTATCTGATGTATCTCCAATTTGGACAATTGCATAAGCACCATCAGAAAAAGTACTAACTTGTGCATCCGCTCCCATATCCAAAAATTGATCAGCTTTATCCATATCTTCAAATAACAAATCCATGTGTAGTTGATTTCGAGCAAGTGCATATTTGACATGTTGAAACGGTGAAATGTACCACTCAGGAACATAATCAGGATTAACCATTTAAACCCCTACACTTTTCGAAGCTGACATTTCCAACTTGCACCAATTGGGTCCTGTTTAATATGCATGATTCGAAAGGTACCTTGCGCCGTACTCCATTCATCATCAATCATTGGCTCTTTGGTAACTTCATTCTGCAGCACAATAGCTTTTTTATCTGTTGCCAATACTCCAAGTGTTAAAATCTCATATTGGTTATACGAACCAAACAAAACGCCTCTCCCTTTATAATGCTCAATTACATTTTCAGAAGTATTCGTTTTAGGATCCCAATTCGTTTTTGAGATCCGCTCACATGTAAAGGTATGAACGGCGTCCGCCAGATCATCATTAAATGCTTCAGCAATGTCTGCCTGAATTTCGTCACGTAAGCCCATTATTTATGCCCTGTAAAGTGGAATACCGAAGCCATTAAAACTTGCATTAGGATCTTTCAAATCAAGCGAATCAATATAATCAATTGCTATCTGTTCAAAGCTAGAAATCGCTTCAGTACCTTCTTGATACTCTTTTTCAGACTCTACTGAATCAGCTTTAACTTTCTTTCGTTTAAGCAGCTGCTCTTTGCCGTTATAAATTACTTTGGCCAGAATTCCTTTAATGATTTCACATGCAGCATCTTTAAGAAGTGGATCAATTGGATCTGGCACAAAACCTATTTTGTTTTTCATCCAGACATTAGCCAGCTTTACCAGACGAGCTTTATCACTGTCTGGTGCAAAATCGCTGCCCAAAATTGAATTTGCGTCATCTACAGTAATAAAGCTCATTGCATTATTCCTTCGGGATTAATTTAAGAAGTTCTGCTTTTGTTGCAGACGGCTTGTAACCAATGTTATTACTAGCTAAATACTCTTTTAATTGATCATTTGACCAGTTTTCAAAATCATTAACTGCCGTTTCTGTTGTTGAATTTTCTGCCGCTTTTCCAGATTCCAATTCAGCGATACGCGCTTGCATAGCAGCAACATCATTTTTAAAAGCATCAAACTCTGCTTGAATGCTTACTACCTTTCCTTCAGCCGCTTTAGCCGCATTGTCAGCTTGGAGTACAGCATCTTTTAAACGTGAGTTTTCAGAAATTAACTCCGAACTATCACCACTAGCTTGTTCCAAGATTTCGATTTTTCGTTTAAGTTGCCCGTTTTCTTCAATAACCTTTTTACAGTCAGCTTTTGCTTGATCAATGACTTCTTGCAGCTCTGGGGTAATTCCCACCGCGACATTTACTGTGGCCAAGGTCGTTTTTGCAGGCTCTTTCAATTTGCGAACTTCAACTGGAATATCCAGAGCTTCGTAATCATTTTGGATTTTCGGGTAATCACCGTAAATAATTACTTCTTCAGCACTTCGATTCGGATGTTCGTAATAATCAGGATTGGCAATAGTTCCAACCTCTAACGCAGCTGCAGCAGCAATACGTGTATAAATTAGCTTCATGATGCATTTCTCTTAAATGTAAAAAGAGGGCTTAATAGCCCTCTTATAGTGAGATGTTTATGAGTTAACCAGTTGTTGTGCCAGACAAGTCAAGCAATGTGCCTGCTGTCATTTTGTTACTAGTAGCATGTTTCTTCCAGTTGGCACTTGAACCAAGTAAAGTAAGGTCAGGGTTTTCACCTTTTGATGTATCCCAGCTATAACCAAGAATATCTAAGTTGAACGCGCCTTCAGCACGCATACCAATACCTAAGTTTTCTTCATCATTGATGTCATACGCCCGGAAGCCTGGTACTTGTGATTCTGTAACAGTAACAGCTCCCATTTGTAAACCAAATGCATCATCATCACCTACAGCATCAGTCACCAAGACTGGCTTACCTAAGGTACCCGGTAAACCACCATAGATAACGATTTCAGATTCGCCATAAATTTGATTAGTGATTGCATCATCGACAATATCGAAATAAGTATCTGAGTTCATTACCCATAAACTAATACGTCCAAACTTATCGCCAAACTTACGCATACCACGTGTTAATGCTTTACGCCCATCTACAGCAATACTGCCTTTGGCAACCATATCCGGGTTGCTAGAAATAGCAGCTTTTAAAGAAGCTAAACTGTACTGTAAACGACCAGCAACCAATGCATCTGCTAAATCATAACCAAGAATCATGGCAAACTCTTCAGGTGTACGTGCACGGCGCTTAAATGCTTCTTCAGTAGAAGCATAAGGACCATATTTATATGGGACTTTTACGCCTACAGATTCACCAGAACCAATTTTCTCTGGAACTACTTTGGCAGTTGAATTCACATCACGATGTTTGATGCTACCGCCCACTTTGTAGAATGCTTCTTTATTGAAATCACCTTCAATGATCTCATTGCGATAAACAATTGCACCATTAGAGGCTTGGTTAAATACATTCAAATTATCTTGCAAACGCTCTAAATAAGCAGTTTGAGCCAATTGATTGTAGATGATCATGTCTGAATTAACTGTTGTAGTCATAACTACTTATCTCCAAATTTTTAATGATTAGTTCGGTAGTTTTAGGAAGGCATCATTGCCATGTTCTTTGATGTAGTCAGCTTTCTGAGAAACAGACATTTCGCTGCGTTTCATTCCGGTAGGTGCTCCACCTTTGCCCCCACCTTGAAAACCGCCACCAGTTCCTTTACCACCTTTAAGAATCAAGTCTTTATGCTGGTATCCACCAACCAATGACTCTAAAGCTTCATCAACATTTGCAAGTTCACCCGGGCGGACACGTGAATAAATCTTTTCGCCGTTCGGATCATATGCAACCACCTTGCCTTCTTCGATTTTGAAGTGATGGCCAAAGGTTGCCTGAACCATGTCCACAGGTACTGCAATGTTGTCTTGAATGTACTTAGAACGAGCAAAACCACCGCCGATTAGTTCTTTGTGTAAAGAGGCTTCTAGTGCGTCACGTTGCTCAACAATCGGAGCATATTTTTCTTCAACTGCCTTGATAGCTTCAGCTTTCACTTTCTCAACTTCACCAGCATCCACCAGCTTTTTATCATCGAGATTTTGGATTGTTTGTAATGCCTTTTTAGCTGCCGCTGGGTCTTCAATTCCTTCAAAAGCTTTTAATGCTTTTTCGGCTGCTTCTTTGGCTTCACGATGTGTTTTAGCTTCATTGTTTAAGCGTGCAATTGTTGCTACCGAGTGTGGTGCATCATGTGGCATTTCTTTGCCGTCATCATGAATATAGATCGGCTTATCGCCGTCTACTTCCGCATAAACTTTACCGTCGATCGTTACTGTTTTAAGTTTCATTGGTCATCCAACCTATATACACAAATGGGCATCCGCCCGGATTCACCGTCCACATCCGCTTCCGGCAGACATTAAAAAAGCGCCCTTTAGGACGCTTCATTTCTATAAATGATTATTTACTTAAAGCTTGGCGTACAAATGCATCTTTTGCTTCAAGTAGCTTTCTTAATCCTGTGGATTTTTCAGGCCCGTCAGGAAGTTGCTCATCCATTTGCCGAGCTAAATCACCAATTGGCTTACTAACTTGCTGCAAATGTTCAGGTAAATGTTCATATTGGAAATATTGGATAATAGGGCTTGGCATTTTCTTCTCGCAAAAAAAGCACCCGAAGGTGCTATTGAATTAATAAATTGGGTTAATTAGAAATTGAGGTTTTAACCGTCACACCAGTTAGAAAGTGTTTTTCAGAACCACCCAAACAAGTGGCGCTAGAAAAATTCGCATAAACATCTTGTACATTTACGCCTGTATCTTTTTCAAATTTACTGATCAATTCAGCAAGTTGAAATGTTAGGGTTCTTTCTAACTCTTCTTTTCTCTTTACATATTGAGCGACTGATATTTCAGACATTTTTATCACCTTTCTCTACATTTACTTTGTTGAAAGTGCTCTTGGCTCATCACCAACTAAACGGATTCCATTCTCACCATAAGCTTCAAATGTTACGCTAATCGTTGTTGGTCCATCTTGAGCATCACTATTCATATGAACCGCTTTTTGCCCTGCCAGTGGCATTCCAGTTTCTTCATCACACACAACTAAAAAGCCTTTCAAGGTTGGGTGACGCTTAAGTACTAAATGTCGTGATTCACTCATAATCCCAGCTCCATAAAGGTTTGCTCATCCAACTTACGAAGTTGGTCTAATGTGTACAATCGTCCTTCAGGATCGAAGAACTTTTCAAAATCAAACTTTCCTTCTTTATAAAGCTTGTAGCGCTTTGGTCCTAACCATTCTCTTTGAAAGAAATCGTCTGTCTTCTTGAAGAACTCTTTGAATGTGGTGTTTGCATCCAATTGCCCTATTAATTGGCTGCGCTCATCTTTCGGGATGTCTTTAACTCGACGTTCGTCCATTACAAATGGCCGTTCGCCTACAAGTTGACCGTCCTTCTCGACCGGAACCAAGATACTACGACAGTTAGGATGTAACGGCGGTACACGCTTTGCAGGATCATTAATCTCCCACACTGAACCATCTAATGAAGCGCAAAGCTTAGAAGTTCGTCCATCTAAAACGCTAACAAATCGGACATATTCAAAGCCAATTTGGTTGAAACTATTTAGGTAGGCTTGATTGGCTACATGGCTCCGTAAAGTTCTTACGGTACGTTCAATATCAGATTTAGTGCTGTTCAAAAGACCATCTTCGAAATTAAGGCGTTTGGTACCGCGAATACGCTGAATAATTTCTTGATTTGTTTTACCTGTGTTGATTCCATCACGAATCGCGTATTCAACTTTCTGGCGAGAACTTTCTGCAATTCTTGATAAAAGATCATCTACTAGAGCACCACCAGCCAAGGGAACTTTTTTAGCGGATAAGAATAGTTTTTCCCCATCAGGCTTATTAATTTTTGCTCCATAGAGCTTAGCTACGTAATTGGCCTCATAAACAGCCAGCGCCGTAGCAGAAACGGCAAAAGCTTCAGGTAATGCTAAATTAACACTGGCAAACCATTGGGCAATCAAATCCCTAATTTCCCTTAAATTTGAAGTTGTATATTTACCACCAGCTAAAGCAACTTTCTCCGACTCATTAAGCTCATCCAATAAATCCCGAAGCTTAGATAGCATCTTGCTCGTATCATCATTGAATAAAGCCAATAACTCATTTACCGTTTTTGATGAAGCACGATAAAGATAGGCCTGGTGCTGAGTGAGTGCTTCAAATAGTTTTTTGATATCTGTTGCCATCTCACTCTACCTTTTGATTTAAAGTCCCATCTTGCTCTGCTTCAACATTCTGAAGCTCTTCTTCATATTTTTGTTTAGGGAACATACCTGTTTGGTTGTATTCCCACCATGATTTAAATGAAGATCGGCCTTGTAGAGCTGCTTCAAATAACTGTCGAGCTAACTCAGCTAAATAACCCTGTTTGTTAAATTCTTGACTGATTTCGAACATCAAATCATCTTTAGTTAGAACATCCACATTAGGCGTTACAAACTTAGCAGCCCATCGTAATGCTGCTGACAAGGCTTCATTCATATTAACGACACAGAGCGAAAGAACTGAATGCTGAACGGCGTCATCACTATTCGCTTCGGTAGCGGTCTTTTTACTTCCCGAGCCCTTCTCAATTAAACGCGCCCCCATCTCCTTCATTTTTTCCCACTTATCTTTCATCGCTTCCCGGGCAAGAGTATTAGGGTCGGCTTGTACAATTCCTAAACCACCATTTTCAGGTAAAGGCAAAAGTACTTTCGCACCAATGTAGATGCCACGTTTCTTGGCTTGGTCATACCACTCCCAATTAACACCCTTCGCATAATATTGAGGTTGCCCCATATAAAAAACGGACTCTTGAAAGTCCGCACTGTCTCTGTAATGGGCTAAATTGAGATTAGCCAAAGGAAGTAATGGAGGCTTTTTAATCTCTTCTGAATTATCAATTGCACCTACAAATGTAAAAGGTATATAAGTCCAGAAATTCCCGTTGTAATCTGTTGGAAACTTCTTATCTCCGCCAACCCAGTTACCCTTTTCACCCTTTGTATACACCTGAACGGAATAAATATATTCCCCATTACCCTCTTGCTCTAAACGAAGTACACGATATTGCTCTTGTTCGGTTTTACTAAATCCATCAGCACCGCGCTCAGACTTAAATTCACGTATAACCACTAAGCAAAGCTTTTTCTGGTTATCGATCATTACTGAATCCCAATTCACTACATCAAGGGCATTTAGTAAATGAATCATCGGATAGGCTTTTTGTGCTTTAAATTCCGCTAGATTACGAGCTGGCGGCACATCAGGATAATCTACATATAAAGCACAACGATAATGCTTCAATAAATGGCGAATTCCATTTTGAGCCAATTGATAAGTACTTAAACCAGCACCATTTGCATTACGTTCTAAATGAGCAAGTTCCGGAGGAAATTTAAAACTTGGATCGGTTGCAAAAGCTGCACCAACTAAACTATTTGATGTAGTCCCTGTTACTTCATAAAAGACTGCACGGGTAAGATAAGCCTCATAAGCGCTTTTATTTGCAGGTGATTTATCATGTGCATTTGGCATCGGCAAATATTTTTCACCTTTAGCCTTAACTGCATCTTCACCTTCACAAACATCATCAAGTTTTTGCCAGTATGGCAAGTTCTTAACATATTCAGCATGTTGAAAAGTTACATCACTCATCGAGCAAATCCCATATCAGCAAAGAAGGCTTCAAAACCTTCATGTAATTCATTAAACGCATCTGAAGCTGCATCCACTTGGTCGTCATGTGTGCCATTAGGAAAATGACGAAGCTCATCAATAAAATCCTTATTCCATTCACCTTTGAGCATTCGTGCATTTCCTACGTTAACTTGGGCCGCAAATGGTTGTGCACGTGTAAGCTTGTCACCTGAAATTGGCTTAGCTATCACGCTATAACCCGCAAGAAGCTTCACAAATGAACTAGCTTGCGATTTACCAGCTTGACCGGGATCTTGTGGTAGACGCACAGAAACTTTTTTCCCATCTATTTTTGCTGTTTGTTCTAAGCGCTTATTCACATTGTCAGGTCCAAGCTGTCCTCTAGTTACATCGACAATGTAAGTAAAACCATCTGCGCCTAGAGCTTCTCGCACACCTACTGTAAAGTCGCCCTCATTTTCGGTAGCCCCAAAATCCCAAGCCCTAACTTGTTTCACTACATCCGCAGGCAAAGCATCAACAATTTGAATATTGTCGGGCTTAAAAAAACCGCCTGCTGGCGGTGATGGCATTTGTCGGTACTGCCCGGCAAATACATATGGTGCTGCTTGCTCCATTAGCCTCAATTTTTGGATATTGTGTTTTGCTGGCCACAGTGCGGATCCGTCTTCCTGAATAGCTGAAAGACATAGATGCTCCCATACTTCACCGTTACCACCAGCTACAGGAACGCCGTCTTTTCTATCACCTAGCAACCATCCAGCTAAATCATCTTCATGAAGTCGCTGCATAATCACAATGATCGGCGTATCTGGCGAGTTAGTACGCGATTCGAGTGTGTTCTGAAACCAATCAATTACCCCTTCTCGAATAGTTTTTGATGAAGCTTCATGTGCTTTGTGCGGGTCATCAATAATAATGCAGCCGCCAAAGCCTTTACGAAGTTTTCCTGCACCAAAACCGGTAATCGTGCCGCCTGTACCAGTCGCATAGCAGACACCGCCTTGAGAAGTCCTCCAGAAGTCTTTAGCCTTACTATCATCACGCAATGTGAGAGCAGGAAAGACCTTTTTATACGCCTCCTCTTGTACGAGTGTTCGAATCTGGAAGGCGTTATTTGCGGCAAGCATTGCCGAGTAACTGATATGAATAAACTCACAGTCAGGCTTCTTTCCAAAACACCAAGCCATGAAATTAATTACAGCAATTTCAGTTTTAGAATATCGTGGTGGAACGTTAATAATTAACCGCTTTATCTCTCCGCGATAAACTTTCATTAAAGCTTCGCAGATTTCTAAGTGGTGCCAATTTTGCATCCATTTATAACCACGGCGCTCCTTAAACATGTACCTTGTGAAGAAATATAAATCTTCTTGCGCCTCGATCCGGATGGCTTTATCCCGAGCCGCATCAGTACTCATCTAAGACTTCCCTCCGCGCTTTTAAGTAATCTTCCATTGGAACTGGAATTTCTGAATTAACTGTTTGGACTGGTCCGCCGTCTTTGCCTGTAATTTCTTGGCGATTAGTAAATTGACCACCAATGTCTTTAGCGGCTTGCTCAAGAATTTTTAAGGCTGTTTTGACGTTTCTAGTCTTCTCAAGTTGTCTTTGGTATTGCTTCAATCGGTAGTACTTATTAGCAATTGGAATATCAATTAACCCTTTATCAAACTCATCTCTGGTTTTTTCAAATAGTTCGACATACTTTTTGCTTAAGTTCTTACCAGCAACTTTTGTAGGGTCATAAGTTGCAACTTGAACACGATCTATATCAACGCCAAATTCTTGTTTTACGAGTTCAGCCACTTCTTGAGGTGTATCACGACAAGCAAGAGACTGAACTATAAAGATTTTCACAGGCTCTTTTAGTGTCGCCATAACTTCCTCATCGTATAACTACGTATAACAAAATGGGCAAAAAAAAGAGCCATTTGGCTCAATTGATTACACAGTTTCCGCAGCATTTTGAAATATCAAGATTCGAAACAAACGGCGGATTTTTTGCGACTTCAATAAGTCGCTTAACATTTTTGCTTGGTCCATAACGTTTAACTACGCCAATAAACTCTTCAACGTCATGACCTGCAAGATAGTGCTTAGGAAGACCAGAACTATCGCTATAAACAATTTCTCCGTCCTCGTCTCTCATCACTCCAATGTGGTAAAGCTCATGTTCAAGTAAGTAACAGAACTCTGTATCGTTTGCACGCTCACAGAAAGATGCATCGACCGTTATTAAATATGTTGGCACAAAGCCGAACCAGTCTCGCATCTGTTGCTCTTGTCGAGCTTTACGCCAGCCACCAACATTGAACATGACTTTTTCGCACTGGCCTAACACCATAGCTTGCTTGCTTTTATATGCAGAAGAGGCCCAAGCAAATGCTAAAAATTCTTCATTATCGTGAAGCAGCTCAGCTATGTGATCATGATCGGGGTTATAAAGAGGTCCACCAATAGTTAAGTAATTAGCAACAACCCATTTTTTTAGATCAGGCGCAGGTACTATGCGTATCGCTTCCTCTTCATCTGCTTGGTCTATAAAATCAGTCGGTGGAAATGGTCTTATTTGCTCCATCTTCAATTCTCGCTAATTCACTTTTTATCCAGTTGATGACATATCCCGACAAAATAGAATCTGGATGAAAGCGCTCTATTTTGTAACCCATCTCTTCAGCTTGATCATATCGATCAAGACTCCATGCTTTATTTGACAGCTTTCCACCACGCCCACCAGACCAGGGCCCACCCTCAATTTCAATGAGCAAACGCAATTTCACAATATGAAAATCAAAGCGCCAGTGTTTGGTATGGATCGGTTGAAACTTACTTTCAAAACCAATCGCCAAATCCTCAAGTTCTTCCTTAAGTGTTGCCTCAGCCTCGAGATATTTTTGCTTCGCCTTAGGCAGTGGTCTAGATTTGGACTTAGTTTTAGGTTCTTTTTTTCGTGTAAGCCAAAAGTATTCTGTAGAATCCATTATTCTCACCCATAAAAAAACCGCCACTTGGGCGGTTATTGTTATTTTAAAAACCAATTTTTGGCTTGTAATAAGTTTTTATAGAGCTTAATGTTGTCTAAAATAGTTTTCAGCTTAGCTATATTACTATTGCACATTTTCACATGTGCAGTTTCAACCAGTTGATCTGTAATAGCATTTTCTAGATCCTCTGGGTCTTCAATACCAACTAAAGGATTTGGATCTAAAAAACGACCAAATTGTTGAATAGTTTTAAGTTGAAGATCAATATGTGAAGTTAGCATTGGCAGAAATTTATTTTTTAAATCTTCATTATCTTGTAAATCAGCTTTTTTAATATCTGCAACTAACTCATACAATTTCGATTTAAATTCATATTGAGTATCTCGTCCATCACCGAATAAACCATCACTAGAGCCAATCTGAGCCAATCTAACTTTGAAGTTTTCAATTTGAAGCTTTTCAAGTAGTTGTTGTGAATCCTTGTTTACCTGTTGAAGCTTAACAGAGGTTCCAATTATTGAAATTTCTGAAATATTTTCAAAAAAAACTATGACAATCGATCCGACCATTACTGCAGCTATTAATACTGAGAAGTCATTGGATTCAATTAGATGGTCTATTTTCAACCAAACTATAATAGCACATATAAATGATGCAACTATTACTACAGGCCTTAAACGCTTAATTTTAGAATTCTTCACAATCAATTGTTCTTAATACAGATTTATTACTTAATTATAGCACCATTTCAAATCATCAGGCGTTTCCAAATAACACCCGTTTTTATTACAGAAAGCATGAATGTCATTAAGGTATTCAGTGAATTGAGCTGTGCTTGCATCTGTCGTGCTCATTAACTCACAAAGTCCATCAGCTACTTGTTGATAGGCTGGATGCTTAGAATCCTTCAACTCTCTAACAGCCTTGAATGTTTTCTTGTATTGGCCAACGTCATCACGATCATAGATTTTTGCTAGGAAGTTCTTCTTGAAGAACAGATGTTCGTAATCTTTATCTGTTCCCTGCTTCTTAGCCCACTGATTAAGCCACATCCAGTACAAACGATTTTGAGCTTTTGTCCGGTCTTTCTCTTGTGGTGCAATTAAAACCACTAAAGGCTTCCCTTCACTCGCTGCCTTTGCATGATTAGTATTGAGATAGTCAATTACATAGTTGATGTCAGAATGGTTTTTGATGACGAATCGTGGCTCCATTTTGACCTCGCAATAAAAAACCACCCGAGGGTGGCGTGTTCTAATTTGGATCCGCGCCCATAAGGAAATCGGGGCGAACTTCTTCACCATTGATTATTTTTATTGTCTGCTGTAGTGCATGCTTCTCATAATAGACCTGTGAATATTGGCGCTGTAGTGATTCATTACGCTTCTCTAATTCTTCGATCTTTCGCCCATACTTTTCTTCATAGTACTTTTCCACTTCATTGTAGGCTTTGTCTTTAGCCTCTTTGACTTCAGCAACCCATTCTTTTGTCTGCTCAGTGTCGTTATACATATTCCATGCATAATTAATGAAGCGCGAACTAGCACCTTTTTGAAATTTCAGTAACTCAAAGAAAATGAATTTAAGTTGCCAAAATGGGGCTTCTGTTAATCTACCAAACTCATGTGATCTTTTGAATTTTATGCCACACCAACCAAAGTTTATTAGTATCATTTTACACCTCGATCATAAAGCACAATTATATCATAACCACATGATTTAATTAAAAAACACTGTCGGAATTTGTATCTATTTTTAACATCAATTCAGTCTTTTCTAACCAGTCATCAAATAGAGCTTCTGATTCTTGTCTTGTGCCTAAGTTAAATTGATCGAATAAACCATGGCAAATCGCACACAAGGGTACTGTAAACTCATCACTGGCTTTGATTCCTCTACCCTTACCATGCTTCGAGCTATTTGAATGAGCGGCTTGACTAGGACTCTGACCACATCTAACACATGGTAATTTTCTTATTGCTGCAAGTCGCTTTGCATCACGCATAAAGATTGCTTCTAATATTCTTCACTTGTTCTTTGTGCCGCTTAATCTTCGCGTCAATATCAAGCATCTCTTTCGCTGTCATCAAACCACGTGAAAGATTTTGAAGCTTTTCTATTTCTGCACATATTGCGACTAAATTCTTCTTCGCTTCGATTGTGTCCATATACAATCCTATTCTTAACTTAGATGAAGTGAACAGTCCCTAAGGCACGACAACCACTCTGTTTTCACTATTGCGTCCAATACCAGAGCCGCTCTACTACATTGGCGTATATTCACTTCTCTAAATTAAATGGCACGCCATGCAGGACTCGAACCCGCATCAATCACACTAGAATTATGATGTCTTATCCAATTAGACGAATGGCGTAAAAAATAAAACCCCGTCAAACGACAGGGCTACAAACACTTAATCCTTCCACACTTTCTGCATTCTTTCTGATTGAACATGTCGGATTCATATTCCCAAACATGTATGCAAAAGACCTGCTTAATTATTCGGAGCATGTGAACCTCCAAAAAGCAAAAAGCCCATCGAATGATGAGCTATTTATTCAGTGATGCCTTACTTACACTTCGCACCACTGTACCATGAATATATAACATTGGTGACGTCACGTCAATAATCATGAAGCTATTTTTGATTTGTAATCAATAAATGGGTATCTAGCATGCATAGCAGCTAAGCCGCATTTAATATCAAACTTTACATCCATCAGAGTTGCATATGGAGTTACTAATCTAGATAACGGCATTGAATAGCAGTAGCGAAATATTACCATTTCAAGCCAACCATCTAGAACTTCTGACTTTCCTTGCATATCTAGAATGAGACGCTGAACTGCTCGCGCTTCATTATCCGTGATCTCACAAGTAATTCCTTTTCCACGGCCTTTAGGGATTGTTGAATCCTCTGAGCACAACCAATCTGCCATGATCTGCTCTTTGCCTTTCACCTCATGCTTGCGCTTCTTAGCAGCCTGATCCATAGCGACAGCAATCGGGTTTATGCTCTTTCCACAAGTTCCAGAATTTGAGTACATCCAAGCCCCAAATTGATAAAGCCATTCTTCTAGACTGTATTTAGTCCAGTCCGTTGTTTGCATAATGTGATTTACTGCCGCATTCATACCGTCACCCTAATTATTACTTATTAAACTTATTGCCTGGTCTATGCTCTCAACCACAAAGACTTTGCCGCGCCATGATTCATGCCATTCGATTTGATCAGGAGTAAGCTTTCTATCCGACTTAAACTTCTGACCATCTTTAATTTCCATTAAGTAGTTAGTGCCTCTAAACCCTACAAGCAGATCCGGACATCCTTTTCCAGTTGAAGCAAGCGATTGAACACTTGCCCCAACTTGTCGTAGAGCTTTGACAATCTCGTTTTGATTTGCATCAATTCTTGCTGCTCTACGCATGTTCCCCCTTGAGCGCTTGCTCTCCTTCTAGAATCTCTTTTAGATCCATGAAATATAAGCCGCTCATGCCATCACTGTCGTAATACTCATTGATAGCTTCAATTGCCTTATCCACCCGCTTTTGCAGCTCCTGACTCTTATTGCGCTCAATATCAATGACATTATGTAGAATCCTATTGTCTTCACTTAGCTTGAGTTCCAGCTCCTCCACTTTCGCTTGCTGGTGCTGCCACACAATCCAAGCTCCGTTAGTTTGATGGTCCATGTATTGCCTTATGTTCTCAGACCAATACAAGTCCCATTTGGTATTTTCCTTGCACCATCTCTCAAACCCTTCCCTACACTTATCCATCACACATCCTCCACTTTGCAATTCGGCGAAATGTGGTTTTCTTCATGTTCTAAGACTTCTAGCGGCTCGAAGTTGCTTGTACTGTCACAGTGCTTACAAACAAAGAATCGATACTTATCACCGTTACTTGTTGTTTCATTCCATTCGTGTTGACATGGTTCTTCTTTAAACTCACTCATGGCTGGCTTCTTCCACTGTTGCAATTGCGCTTTGTAATTCATTCATCTTGCTAGTTATTAGGCTGCCGACTTTCGGATATTTCTTTCTTAACCCGCCATTTAATTTGAAGTAACGGGTCATATAGGCCTTTGCTTCTGCAAGACCACCATACGAATTAATTAATTGCTCAGCCTCACAATGGTTGCATTTATGCACTTTCACCGCCTCCGTATATTGATTCGTGGTCGCGGATGGCTTTCTTTACCCGGCTTGCATGTACTGCACCGTAATGGTCAGTTGAAAAACAATCGATACGACTCAAGCCACTAAAAGCTAAATATTTCTGATGTAATGGTGCATTCCCATTCTTTTTGAACCATTCTTTAACAATGTGGATACCACCGAGCTTAGTTAAGACATCCAAAGACTCCACCAGATGCTTGAGTTCGGAAAGTGGTTTAATTACCTCACTGGTAAATATCTGATATGGAACAACGCTTCTTCTCCAATGCTTATTGGTCCACACATAGCATTCAGTTTCAGAAACATTCTTTGTGTATCTAGTTCCGCAACTTAAATCCCTATAGTGAGTTGCATCTTCTGGCGCCATTTCTAAAATCCGCTTAGCCTCTGGCAACCCCTGCTCACGAATAAACTGTTCTGGTTTCATTAGAAGTCACCCCCGGATAGCATGGTGCCTAAACCGCCATCAGCAGCCTCTAACTCCCGTTGAGGGCGACCACCTGAGCCGTGAGAGTTCCCTAGCATTAAAATTAGACCATCGTTCGCGCTGTAATACTCTGCATCAGGGAAGCTTTTACGAATATCTTTCATAAGCTTTTCAAGACCTTTGGTTAACGCCTTAAAACGCTTTTCAAAATTCGGGTTGGCTTCATTCAGTAAGTCATTAGCATCAACATCACCACCAGCGATTGCGTTCAGTACATCTTCTTCTGTCATGTAAATTTTCATACCGCCTCCTTGTCATGTTTGGTCATGGCTTTAGCTACATTTCCTTTGTGCAAACAATTAGCCACCGCCCAAGCATCAAGACATGTATCGCCTTTGTACTCTTCATCCATCATTGACAGCCACTCTTCCTTAGCGCCTTTCCAGCCTTTGGTTTTAAGTCCTTGCCCTTTGTTCACATAGCAATCTGAATAACCATTGATGAACTCTGACAGTTTCATTGGCGTATCGATACGAAAACCACGCTCTACAATTCCTTCCTCGCCTGAATCCTTCTTGATCTTTGCGAAGAAAGTCACACCATAAGTTTGATGATTCGGAATAGTTCCAAACTGAAGTGCTGTAAGTAATGAACCTTGGTAAATCTTCATAAGCACTGGTAAAGGCAACTGACCGCTTGTATCACCTGTTTGCTTTTCGTATTGCTCTACGATTTCAACTGCATTGAATACATTCCATGTGAGCTGATAGTGCTGAGCTTTATGAGCTTTGCGTTGTTTTCTCATGCGCTTGCTCCTTCAATAATTTCATTTTTAGCTCTTAGTAATTGCTCATATAGGCGTTTAGTACATGTTTTAGATTTGCGAACACGCCAGATAATTGAATGTGAAGTCCCAGCTTTAACAGCAAGTTGATTCTGTCTACCAACTTGTGCTGATATCCAATCACACAGATCCTTAATATCTTCCTGCGATGCTTGTGGAACTTTTGGACCTGCTTTTACTGCCGGTTGTTTCTTTTCAACCTTTGGTATTTCTGTAGGCTGCTTAATATCCAAATGCTCTTTAAGCGGATGTTCTGTCCCATTCTTCACAGCAAATTGAACAGCTTTAAGCACACATAAATCATAAGGCGGACGACCATTACGCTGAGCTACTACAGCTAATTGTTCTCTGATTTCTGATAGAGTCATACCGCTTCTCCAAATAGGTCAGGCTGCATGTCTTTCTCGGTACCTGCTTGAGCAATACGTTCTTGTGCTATTTCGAAGTACTTCTGCTCTTGCTCAATCCCAATGAATGAACGACCTGTGTTTACACAAGCAACACCTGTGGTACCGCTACCCATTGTGTTGTCTAGAACTGTTTCACCTTCGTTTGTGTATGTGCGAATTAAGTACTCACAAAGAGCAACTGGCTTTTGTGTCGGATGGAAATTTGATTTCTGCTTATCGCTACTGAATAGCTGAACTGAACGTGGGTACCGCTCTGTTGAGTCATAAGATTTAATGTTTACTTGCTTGCCGTAGTGCTCTGATCCAATGTCTTTACGCTTAGCTGTCTTCCGTTCATGACCAAAGGTTTTCATTGGGTTGAACGTTGGTTTAGCCTTGTAAAACACGAGGATGTTTTCATGTGCACGTAATGGCTGGAATTTAGCATTAAAGAAGCCAGTAGCTGCCGGCTTTTCCCAAATCCACTCATAACGGAATAGTTTTAGGTTTGATGTTGCAAGTACAGCTGTGAATGGATGAGCAGCGAATAAAACAATCGCACCATTATCTTTAATAATTCGCTCGTACTGTTCCCAAAGTGGCTCAAAAGGTATAACCGCATCCCAACTGCAACATGTAGTTCCATACGGCAAATCACAAAGAATCATGTCTACGGTACCCGTTTCAATTTCCTTCATGCGCTCGAGGCAATCGCCTAACATAAGATTATGTTTCACGCTGCACCTCTCTCTTCCACTCTTGAACTGTGGTACTCAGCCATGGCATAAAGCTTTGCCATTGATTTGTCACAGTTCCGATCAGACATGATTTGTGGAATACGTGATTCAACATATGCTGTACGCTTGTCAAAATCCTCTTTTGTCATTGGAGTTGCTTCTGCTTTTTCCTCGCTGCCAGTTTCGGCACACAGAACACTGAGATCTATTTGGGGTGGCTTAGACCATTTCGTCTGCGTAATCCCTTTTTCAACAAACTCATTCACTACATCAACATAGTTATCTTTGAATGCTTCATATGCGTAATACGAAGAACGCTCATAGTTATTCGAGTAGTTGAGATTTGAAAACATCTCATAACAACGGTTGTAAGCTTCTTTTTCTGCATTTGTAATTTCAACATCACGGTCAGAAAGCCATTTGACAATGTTAGCTAAAGCTGCATTCTTCTTTTTGAATGAATCAACTGCACGCTGCTGCTCAGTACCGAAACCTTGAATACCTAAACACCACTTGCGAAACATTGCAGGATCAGGACAGTAGCCACTGTCACGGACCATGCAAAGGCCTTTATCTATTTGTTCACGAGTAAGTCCATCAATACAGATCTTCATTGCATGATTGATTTGTTCTGTTTTGATTCCTTCAAAGGTTTTTTCAAATGAACGTGGGGCAATTGCTTTGAAGATACCGACAACTTTTGCAGAGTTGATATGTTCTACAGCGTTTTGATTGCTAGAAACCATACTGTTCATAGCCAGCCTCCTCTTTTGCGATTAACTCTTGAATTTCAGACATACGAGTTGAAGCTTGGCTTTGATTACCAAAACCATGATTCTGTTGTTTTGGAGCGAATAGACCTTGATAGTTTCCAGTGATTGAGGTTTTTAAAGATTGGTTAGAACCTTCATAACCCCATTCAATGAAGTCTTTGTAGATAGCGTTTAGAGCATTCTTAGTTAATTTGGTTTTAGCTTGTTGAGAACGGTTTGCTACGTACTGTTCCCAAAGTTCAAGATCACAAAGGGTTGCAAAGGTGTTTTTAGTAAGTTTGATAACTTCATCAAAACTTAACTTGCGTACTCTGTCTTTGCGTTCTTTTTCAGCTTTTGCTTTCTCTTCAGCTTCTAGTTTTTGTTGTTCAAGAAGGATCTGTTTTTGAGTTTCTTGATAAACAAAAAAATGAGCTTCAAGCGGTTTGTTTGAGCGAAGCGAGTTAAATAAATTATCTATAATTAAATATCTATAAATAATATCTATTGTGTCTTTAGTTTCTAAAGTGCCTTGCGCTTTAGTTTCTAAAGTGGTGCTATTTAGTTTCTGAAGTGCTTTAGTTTCTGAAGTGCTTTTGTTACTAAAGTGCTCAACAAGTGAAATCTCATTTAATTTGTACTTGTTCCCTAGCTTAGGATTGGTAGCAACAATAGAAATAACACCGAACTCAATAAGCTGCTTTAAGCCTGCACGAACTGTAGCTGTGCTCAACTTACGAACATGCTCTTCTAGGCCTTCAATTTTTCTGCCTTGTAGTTGTGAGTAGCTAACAAAGTCAGACTCTTTGTTGAATCCACTAATGTATTCCTCTAGCTCGGCATAGACGTTACGAGCAGCATCACCAAGAAATGGCTTAACTTCATTCCGATAAAGCCGACTAGACATAACGTAGCCTTTGTCGAATTTATCTGACATGGCTTGTCGCTCTTTTTTCTTAGCAGTAGATGGGTGCAACGTAATAACGTTGTCCTCCTCCTGCTTATGTGCTAAATTTGTTTTCATTCATTGCTCCTGTAATGAATAACTGGACCGCTAACCTGTTCGCGCAGGAAGCGGTTTTTTAATATCCAAGTTCTGATAAACGCTTAGATAAATCTGTATGTTGGTAATCGTTGATGTCAGAAGCTCTAGCCATAGAAAGACGAGCTAAAAAGAAAATAGACTCAACAAATTGACGGTCATAGCATTCGTAATTTTCTGGAATAACTTTTAATCCAAGCGCATCCAATAATGCACAAGCGTTCTCAATCTCACTCAAGCCATTGGATTTCTTATCATTTTTCATTCTTGATAAGGTGCTCGCATCTACTCCGAGTCTGTCCGCAATTTCGCCATTATTTTTTGATGCAAGAGCCTGCATTACTAAAGCTCTTGTGTTTCTGGCTCTTGCAGATAAGTCGTTAGATAATTTGCTCATGGTTTAGTTCCTAAGCGGTTAATGCTTCTAAGTCAGCTTTAAGTTTGCCTTTGGTTTTGACTTGCAGGACTGCTTGAGTTCTGGCTGGTATACCGTTGTTTTCCCACTTCCAGAGGGTCACAGTTGAATATCCAGTTTTTTCAGACAACTCTTTCCGGTTTTTGCAGTCGTGGTATGTCATGAGATCACTAATTTTCATGGTTACACCAAGTTAACTATAGTTAATAAACCAAATTTACCACTTGTTAACCATAGTTTCAATAGATCGTATTAACATTAGTTAATGTTTTTGGAATATTTGTTATGTCTTTACACTCTCGAATTAGGCAAAAACTTGAAGAAAAAAAATTAAGAGCCGCTGATTTAGCAAGAGCAACAAAAAAATCTCCTGTTGCTGTAAAGAAATGGCTAGATGGCACTAGCGTTCCTACAGCGGGAAACTTGAAAGTCATTGCGAAATTTTTAGGTGTGAGTGACGATTGGTTGCTTTATGGTGGACCGGTTGAACAGGAATCGAACAATTTACCTCAATTAAATGTTCTTGATATTGAAGCCTTTAAGCAGAAGTACAATATTCCAGATAGTGAAGAAGCTGTTAAATTTGTCCAAACACCAACTAAGCCGTTCCCTATTCAAAAAAGATACGTTCCTGTTAAAGCCTATTCAAAGATGGGTATGGATGGGTATTTCACAGATATGGGTTACGAAGGTAACGGTGGTGATGGTTATGTTCCAACTCATACAGCGGGTCCAAGAGCCTATGGTATTAAAGGCACTGGCGACTCAATGTTTCCAGCAATTCGTAATGGCTGGTATGTAGTTTGCGATCCAGATGCTGAACCGGTTCCAACTGAATTTGTACAAGTGTGCTTAAAGGATGGACGCTGCACAATTAAGGAATTTGTTGGAATAAATGGTGGGGTTTTGAGTTTGTTGGCTGTTAATGGTGGCGAACGCCTATCTTTTGACATGGATGAGGTTGAAAGTATTACCGCTATTACAGATATCGTGCCGCCAAGTCAGCACAGACAAGAACATCCTTATTCGCATTAATTACAGGTCAAGCTATGGACAACTCAAAACTACCAATCAACCAGATTATTGCCCGTATTAATGATGCTGCAAGAAATGGAGAGGCGTTAGTTCTAACTGCTGAAGAAGTAAGAATCCTTTCTAAAGATATTGGCGATAAGGTCTTTATTCCTGTGCTTACTAATGAGCAGGTCGTGCAGTTGGTAAAAGAAGGAAAGCTAGGTAAACCAATGTTCCCAGAGAAAAATGAGAAGTAAACTACGAATCTGACTCAAGTATTGGAATAATAGGATGTTTTTATGGAGTATAGCGACTTCATAGTTTATGTGGATGAGAGTGGCAGCATTGACATGCTTAACAACGATCCAGACTTCCCTGTTTTTGTCTTGTCTTTTTGTGTGTTCCATAAAAGGTATTACACAGAAACGGTAGTTAAAGCAGTGGAACAATTAAAGTTTAAGCATTTCGGTCACGATATAATAATTCTGCATGAGCGAGACATTAGAAAAAGAACATCACATTTTGCTGGGTTCGATAAAGCTCGGATGGAGTCTTTAATGGGTGACCTAAATGGATTAATGAATGATAATAATTTTATCTTAATTAGCTCTGTTATACGCAAAGATAAATTAATTAAACGCGATGCAAACCCATATGAAGTAGCAATGAAGTTTTGTCTTGAGCGACTTTATTTTTTTCTTAGAGAGAAGAATCAAAACAATCGTTTAACACATATTGTTGTTGAATCAAGAGGAAAAAACGAAGATTCACAACTTGAGCTTGGCTTTAGAAGAATATGTGATCCCTTTGGAAACTATCACAACAAAATTCTTCCTTTTGAAATAATTTTTGCTTCAAAAAAAACCAATTCATCGGGCTTGCAATTTGCTGATTTAGTAGCTAGACCAATCGGAAGACATGTTATTAACCCTTCTCAATCAAATAGAGCATTTGACATATTAAAAGCTAAGTTTTATTGCAAAGGTGGTAGAGGTGCGGTTGGAAGCAACTATAATGGATACGGCTTAAAAATATACCCTTAAAAAAACAAAGAGCCTTGATGTATGCACCAAAGCTCTTTGCCGACCGGGAATGCCCAATCCATGAATGCATTATAGATAAAGCTATCATGTACATCAAGAAGTATTAACGTTTATTAACATTCAGCCCACCCAGTGTGGGTTTTCTTTTGTCTATTAAAACATGAATTATAGTTAATAAAAAGATTAACCAATGTTAACTTTTCTCTTGACTAAAAAATTAACCATAGTTAATATTATCTCATCGACAAACAAAAACCGCCATAGGGTTCGAAGACTAGGCGGTTTGCATCAAATGCGGAGATAAGTATGAACATAAAAGCCAACATAGTCAAATCCATGGGATTCGTAGGAGTAGTTAGTGCTCTAACTGCTGCTTATGCCTTCACCCCTGCTAATAACGAACCTGTAACGGTTGCAGCTCCTTTCAAAGTTGAATCAATCGACCCTGAAAATGAACAAGCAGTACTTCAAACTGCAAATGAAAAGTTCACATTAGAAGTTGATTTTGATGCTCAGTACTCAATTGATGGCAACGGCTATCAAGCTTGGCGTGAAGTTGAAATTAACGAGATTAAAGACATTCGCGTTTATGACGAAGATGGCGAGGTATTAGCTTACGTTGATCGTTTAGACGTAGTTGAGATTAAAGATCTTATCGAATCAGGAATTAGAGAGCGCATTTAAGCGCTCCATGGTGAATGTTATGAATGCACATCCTGAAATTATCGAAGTATCAAGACTTCAAGCTCTTATTAAAGATTCTGTAAATGCCCTGCTCCCACTTTCTAGTGAGAAAGATACAGTCATCACTGATGGCGGCAATTGGATTCACTTGCGTTATGTGGGCCGAGGTACTGAACAAATCCAATTAGAGCTAGGTGATCAGTTTTCTGTTAAGACAAAAATCGCCTATTTAAGTGAAACGTTAAAAAGATTGGCAGAAATTAGGAATGAGTTGAGAGGTGGGTGATGGAGTGGATTAGTGTTGAAAATTGTCTTCCACCTGTAGGGATTCCTCTTTTGTTATACGGTCAGCTTGGCTTTGATCATGGACCAACTCAATTTGAAGGTCAATATTCAGAAAACAGAGGTTTTGAAGGAATGTGGGCCAGTGCTTCACAAGTTACCCACTGGATGATTAGACCAGAAAACCCAGTAGAAAAGAATTAGGAGAAGATTATGAATGCGCCAGTACAACACTCAGGACAGAACCCTTTTGCAGTAGCTACTCCTACTACTCAAGCAATGTCTACAGTTCAATCTGATAGTCAACGTGCAATTGCAGAGGTTCAAGCTGCTTTAGTTATTGCTAAACAGTTCCCACGTAACCCAATTGAAGCTTATGACCGGATTATGAACGCCTGCCAGCGTCCCGGTTTAGCTCAATCGGCTGTTTATTCTTATGCTCGTGGTGGTACTTCAGTTACTGGTCCATCAATTCGACTTGCGGAAATGCTTGCTCAGAATTGGGGAAATATTCAGTTCGGTATACGAGAATTATCTTCTGAGAATGGCGAATCTACGGTTGAAGCATTTGCTTGGGATGTTGAAACAAATACCCGTCAAACAAAGGTTTTTCAGGTTCCACATATACGCTATACCCGTAATGGATCTAAAAAATTAACAGATCCACGCGATATTTATGAATTGGTTGCAAACAATGGTGCTCGTCGTCTACGTGCATGCATCTTAGGTGTAATACCAGGTGATGTAATTGATGATGCAGTTAATCAGTGTGAAAAGACAATCCATGCAAGTGCTGACACTTCACCGGAAGCTGTACAAAAACTTGTGGTTGCCTTTGAGCAATTTAATGTCACCAAGAAAGACATTGAAGATTACATTCAGCGTCGTCTTGATGCTATTACAGCAGCCAATATCGTTGCGCTTCGCAAGATTTTCACTAGCTTACGTGATGGAATGAGCTCACCTAAAGACTGGTTTAAAAATGTCACCGTGAAGGAAGTTGGAGAAGTTCAGGAAGTTAAACCAACTGTACCAGACAACGAGTTCCCGGTTCTCTTAGAGCAGATCAAAGCTGATGCAGTTACTAAAGAGTATGTATTAGAAGGCTATGCACTTACTAATGCACAAATAGCTGAGGTAAATGCACTATGAAGCTATTCCGATGCTCAAGCCTACATAAGCTTGTAGGCGACTCTAAAACTAAAGGCTTAGTTCTTGGCGATACAGCTAAGACTGAGATCAGAACAATCGTTAAGGAGGACTTGACCACGTTCAAGTCTTTCAAAGGCAACCAGTACACAGCTAAGGGCAATGCTCTTGAAGAAATCGCAATTAGCCTGTCTGGTAAGGTTCGTTTTCGTCAGTACTTGAAGCATGAAGGCCGTTTGGAAAATGAATTAATTACTGGTGAGTGTGATGTTCTCGATTTAAACAATAAATTGATCCTCGACACTAAATGTACTTGGGATATTGGCACTCACCCATTCTTTCAAGATGAAGCAGAAGAAAAGGCAAAGAAAGCTGGCTATGACTGGCAGATGCAGGGCTACATGTGGCTTTACGACTGTGAACAAGCAATGGTTGATTTCTGGCTACTCCCTTGCCCTATCGAGCTCACCAATGATTGGGATGACAGAGAACAGTTAATTGATTTAGTTGAGCGTATCGACCTTAGAGAACGTTTAACAACTGTCACCTACAAACGAGATGAAGCAATGATTCAAAAGATCAAAGACAAAATTCCACATGCTCAAGAGTACTACGCAAAGTTATATCAAGAGCGCATTAAGGCGAAGGTGGCAGCATGACAGATTTGAATAAGGAAAGAGAAGTTAATTTACGCTTTGAACAAGATGATGGTTTTGTTTGGGTGTTCGATGGTGATAGTCAATTTGGCACCGAAATAAGTCATTTAATGATGATGCATGCAGATGAATATAACGAAGATGAATTACGTGTTATTTGTAACCATGCGGCTTGTGAAATTGACAGGCTTAGAGCAGAGCTAGAAAAAGCCAAAGCTCAGGCGGTGCCCGAGTGGATTTCGGTTGAAGATCGCATGCCTGAGTCATTGCGTAATGTGCTTGTTTTGATAGATGCAAATCCAGTTAAGAACCAAAACTACATGGTGGCTCATTTTATTCCTAAGTTCACTGAAGAGTATCATGGTGATGATGATTGGTATGACTATGACGAAGAGCGCGGCTGCGGTTATATCAAGGAAGGATGGTATGCAAATACGGCTTACATTGGTGATGAGTATTCTAGTTATTTTATTGAAGAAAAAGTAACTCATTGGAAGCAACTAAAAGAAGCAAGCGAATCGGGAGCTGAACAATGAGCATAACTCTTAATGGTCACCAATTAAAAAGCCTTCTCGAATTTGTAAATCCAGATGGTGAAAATGATTTAGATCAACTTGAAACTGAACTAACTATTAAATTTTTTGAAGATGGGCACAGTGGCAAAGGCTATTACTTTTGGATGACCGAATATCCAGAGGAAGGCAGCATGTTGTTGGATGTTGAATCGGGAGCTGAGGGATGAGTGAATTTAATTCTATCAAAGTTCGTTTAAAGCTCTCTATTGGCTTTGTTATAGGGAACCAAGAAGAGGATTTATTGCTAAGTGACTACATTTCAGAAGAAGAATGGAATGCGCTAGGCTTCTTTGAAAAGCAAGAATTTGTTGAAAAGGAAATCTTAAACGAATGGGCTAATGGGTACATTGAAAAAAGCGCCGAGGTGTTGGAATGAATGGTCTCGACTTTGAGCAACTTTATCTAATGGCCCTCATGAATAGCAAAAAGCCAAAGAACGTTTTGAATTGGGTTCATGTATCCAGACATGGGCCAGGTTCGACAAAAGCTACAGAAATTTGTGAATATTTTGGGATAGATCCAGAAGGTACAGATTTTGTTAAAGCGGAAAGTAAGGAGGGGTAATGGAAATTGATCGTAGAATTCGTGCTAAAGAGTTTATGATGCTAATGTCTATTGGCCGCACTAAATTCTATCGCATGATTAAGAATGGTGAAATTCCTCAACCTATCAAGGTAAGTGACAAAGAGGTATTTTGGCACGAATCAAGTGTTAAGAAAGTTGTCGAAAAACACAAAGATAATTCTGATATGATAGCCTGCTAA